TAAAGATACCAAAGACCACTAATAAATGTCCGCCGGCAGATACTCCAAACGCGTATGGGTTATTTATTATAGCTGCAAAGATGCCACTCCACATGATAGACAATATTGAAAAGACCATCAATCCTAACTGAGGTGGAAGGCCACGAAGAGGAGAGTTCTTAATAGTCATTATACCGTTCCATGCATCCTTCATACCTAAAATAGTTGTTCCCCATCCTATAGGTTTCACTTTATCCTTCATTTGTTTTCCTTTACGTTTATGTTACTTGGATTATATTGTTCACCGTTGTACTTACTACCTGTTGCATTAGGTCCAGTTTCTACACCATTGTTACATGCAAATAGTACAACTAAAAGGAATATTATAGAAACTAGTACAACTCTCTTAGTCCATACTATAAACTCTACAAATGTTTTTTCAGCTTCCTCTTGTGCAGCTTTCTTTACATCTAATTCCATTCAATTGGCTCCACCCATGGATAACAAGGGACAATACTTTGTTTGCAGTATTTAGCATTATCTACTAGTAATACTGGTAATATTAAAATAACAAATACACAAAATAAAAAAGGCCACATTATTCCTTTCATCACTTACTCCATTTTAAAGTTATTAAATTTCTCTTGTGCCGTGGAATTATCAAAAACTGGTACGTCTTGCACTAAGTTTTGTTGTGATTCAGCCACATCAAATATTTTCATACGTGATCTATCTATACCAACCACAAACCTCTTATGTGCAGCAGGATCATTATAACGATTCTTAAGTTGCTTGATCATAATTTGACCTTGAGATTCTAACTCTTCATTAGAAACTAATGCAAACATTAAGTCCGCCGTTGCGGGTAATCCAAAAGACTCGGACGTATCTTCAAGGCCAGGATCTGAGCTGCTATAACCACTACGCGTCGTCTGAGTTGCAGATACGATCGGAACGTCAAACTCGACCGCCAGACCACGTAACTCTTCAGCAATTGCTTTGATGTATGTATAAGAATTTATAGATCCTCCCATTGCTTTCATACGAGAAGATGCACAGATATTCAAGTAGTCTATGAATATCATATCAGGTACAAACTTCTTCTTTAGTTTAAGTTCATTGAGTAATGCACGAAAGTGATTACTATGTGCAGAACCGGTTGGATATTCTTTTACAATCAGCTTACCATTTGTCATCTTCTTAAGTTTTGCAATCTTGTTAGAAAACATATCAAATGATAAGTTATTTATCTGATCTAATGGAACATCAAGTAAGTTAGCGTCTATTCTTTCGGCGATACGTTCTTCTGACATTTCCATTGTAATATATAAGACATTCTTACCTTGCGCTAGAACGCTGCCAGCAACATGGCACATAAATAAAGATTTACCAACACCAGTGCCAGCCAAAGCAATATTAAGTGTTTTATTGGGTAGACCACCTTTAGTAATGAGGTTAAGTTTTTCAATATCAAACTCTATCCTTTCTTCTTGTGCATGATAGAAATCAAACCTTTCAGAGAATGATTCAATATAGTCATGGCCGATGTTTGTATCGAATGATACAGCCAAAGCTTTCTGTAATAAATCAGGCAATGCATTCTTAGATAGAGTTTTGTGTTTACCATCAATGACAGTAATAGCTTCTAGTACAGCTTTATGTACAGCCTGATCTTGACACCACTTCTCAGTGGTATTATCAAGCCATTTCTCATCAATAGGTTCTATCTTAAATATATCAGGAATTATAGATGAGGCTTCGGTATAATCATTTGCATTTGCAAAACGATCAGATTGATCTACCTCAATACGAAAAGACTCCTCGGTTGGAAGCTTGTTATACTTCGCAACAAAGGATGCCAATTCTTTAAATAACTTCTGATGGATACCAGTAAAATAGTCTGGCTGTATAAACGGCAAAACCTTACGCATGTAAGTTTCATTAGTCAATACATTTCTTAGTATGGTTTGTTGTAGATTGTCACTCAAGTTCTTTTGCTTTCACTTTTTCTGCTTCTTGGAATAATGTATATAATACATCACCAGCGACCTTTTGTAAACCATTATTTTTCTCAGTGAGTTCAGGATCTGGTGTTGACTTAATAGCAAAATCAAATGCTAGCTGAAACTCTTCTTTATCTGCTGGATCATCAATCATTCTTAGATTTTTAAATCCAATCAAAGTCTCGATAAAATCGCCTGAGATAAGGCGAACGTTAAATTCCATTTCGCCTTCTCCAGGATTTGTTTCTTCTTCTATAACAAAGTCTACGTCTTCTTTTAAAAAGTCGCTGGTGACAGTCATACCACTTCCTCTACAATCTCATCCATTGATACTTCTGATTTGTAACCAATAGAATATTGTTTCTTGACAAACTCTTTAAAGTCTGTTTTATCAAAGATGTCGATCCAGAAAAACTGTCCGAGTGTATCTCCGTACCGAACCTTAGGACCTAACTCACCGGTTGTCTGGTCAACCACAGAATACCACCCATTCGATGGTTTCTCAACATATCCACCTGCTAAGGCAACGTCAAGTAATCCACTATAATCTTCGACACCACCTTCCCATGAGACGGTAATTGGTATCTTAGACTTTTCTTTCACATAACGTGATTTCTCTACGTTAATCACAAAATGATAACCTTGGATCTCTGTGCCTTTCTTGTCTTGTTGACGGCCAATGATCCATATATTATCAGCTGAATAGTAAATGCCTGTACCGCCACCAACAACGGCTTTAGGGAACAGACCGATTTCCATATAGGTATGGTTGACTGCTAGCAAAGGAATATTCTTCATAGTTAAGTATGGAGTTGCCATACGAAATAAACCTTTAAGTGCTTTTGCCCTTGACATATCTGCCACTGACTTTTCGTTCATAGCATCATCAAGTTCTTTCTTCGATGCTAAGTTACCGATTGAATCAATAACAATAATAACATGATCATCACGATCGATGTTCTCAAGTTGATTGACTAGATCGAATTTTAGTTCTTCTACATTTGTGATCGGTGTATGAAGAACACGGCTTGGGTCAATATCGAATTGACTAAAATAATTTTGAGGTGAGCCAAACTCAGAATCATAAAATAACATAACGGCATCTTTGTGATGCTTCATGTAAGCACCAGCCATAAGCAAAGCAAATGAAGTTTTGAAATGCTTTGATGGACCGGCAAGAACTGTAAGACCGGCAGATAGACCGCCATCAATATCACCTGATAAGGCAACATTAATCATTGGCACATCTGTCTTGATCATATCTTTTTCATTAAAAAATTTAGACTCAGAAAGAACCTCCGTAGCTGATAGCTTGGAGTTCTTCTTGAGTTTATCCATGATTGACATGCATAATCTCCTTTAGATTGATAGGACTATTATATCACAATTTACGATTGTTGTACACAATATTATTTGACTTTTCTCTGTCATCTATTTCATATTGTTTTCTTACTTCGTTGTTAGCATCTATGACTTCTTCAAGGATACTAAAGTCACCAGCATAATGTAAAAAAGCTGACGTATCTTTTGGGAAACAAGCTCCACCAAATCCGAGTTTACCATCGTAACCTGGTACAGTTGTATGTGATGCTCCGATACGAGGATCATCAATCATTGCATTAACTACACGAGAATATCTTGCTTTAGATTTATGTATAATTTCTGCGAATTGGTTGAACCACATTACTTTACTTGCAAGATAACAATTAATACCGTACTTGATAAAACTTGCTTCTTCGAATGTGGTATAGTGAGTAGGACATTGACGACATGCACTATAGTCATCGTAATAACTTTTAAGGCGTTTACAATCATCTGTGTGACCACCAAACACATGAATAGTAGGATTTAAAAATTCTTCTATTGCATTACGTTCGGCAAGAAACTCAGGATTGTAAACTATATTTCTAGTCCAAGTTGCCATTGCCATTTTTGGTTGTATTAGAGATGATATTACATCTGGAGTGATAGTAGACTTAATTACTATCAAACAATCATTTGTATTGTAATATAACCATTCAGTTGCTTCTAAAACTAGATCAGCATTTATTGTGCCATCATCATTCATTGGAGTCGGTAAACAAATACATGCTAGGTCTATGTCTTTATTTAGATTTTTTAACTCAGTACCGTATAACGGATCTATTATATATTTTTCTATACGAGGATCATTGAATCCTGCATCCACAGCTTTACCTACAAAGCCATGGCCTATGATTGCCATCTTCATTAGTTTACCTTATGATAAGTTTTATACCATTCTACAAAATTTGCAACACCTTCTTGCATTGATACTTTTGGTTTGTATCCTAATGCTTGTAGCTTAGTTGTATCTG